ATGCAGGAGGGGGGTGCTTTCTACGAGACCCCTCCCCCCGTCAGCATTTTGGGAGAAGGTACCTCATCTGGCGAAATCTTTTTGAAAATGCCGGAAACATTTTCTTTTACGATTTCGTCAATCGCTTGCTTGATTGCCAAATCCTGATCTGTCTCTGACAAATCAAATGAAAAGCTAACAACACGAGCAAGAAAGCCAGACGTGTTGTGTCCATGACGTATGTCGTATGCCTGCCACTCATCCCAGTGAGTGTAGGGGTTCCATGGATTGTCGATGGTGGTCAGCATGTACTCACTGTCGTCTGTCATGTTCATCCTCCCTCACTCTTGAGTGCAGCGTTGAGTGTACTGACAGAGATGCCAAGGGACTGGGCAACCTCGGCTTGTGTGTAGCCGGAGGCTAGCCTAGACCTAGCCAGTACCATCTTCGTTGGTGTCATGCCCTGTGTGGTACGTGGTGTGGCTAGCTTCTTAAGCTCATCGATGTTGGCATTATCGATGATCTCAGACAGGCGGTTGGTACTGATAGCACCTGACTGTATAGCGTGCCACTCCCTAGCTGTGATCTCTATCATCTGCTTCTTAGCACCGACACGATCACGAGCCTGCTGCAGTGAGGTACCCTTTAGCTTCTTGTATGCATCAGGGTCCTCTTTGATATGGGGGTTATCGTGGAGGCGGGCGGCAACAATCTGGTTGGCCACCAACTGTGCTTGTCTTTCGAGGGGGGCGTTCTTCTTGGCTACCCCCAGCTTGGCAGTTAGTGAAGCCACCTCATTGCGGTACACCTTTGCCGCAGACGAGGAGTAAGTCAGGCGCCCTGTCTGAAGAGCAGCAAGCCTGGCCCTGTTAGCCAGCCCCTTCATGCCGTTAGAGTGGGCGGCATAGATCTCTTCCATGGGTGAGGGGGTATCACTCAGGAGAGTGCGGGCATCCGCCGTTTCGGCCAGCCTTTGAGAGGGGCGGGTCTTCACGATGGTGCGACCCCTACGATCTACGCTCGTGGTGCCCGTTTCCTCGAACATCCGTTGGCCTGTGACCGGATCGATAGGACCACCCTTTGATGCGGGGCGGGGCCTTCTTTCAGGAACCCGTATCTCGGATCCTGCCCTCGAGATGATGGTCGATGCGCCAGCAAGACGGCCCTTGGTAGTACGACCCTGGTACTTCGCCTTGAGCTGGGCTATGCCGTTGTCGACGTAGGACTGCTTGACATCGAGGTGGTGCTTCTCGGAATCGATGACTACCATCGAATGCTTGACAGCACGGGCTATCTCGGAACGATCTGCGCCCTTGATGGTCATGTCCGTTATCAGGTTGGACACATCGCCCATCTGCTGCTGCTTCGGCCGGCCCTTCGGATTCCTGCCGCCGTAATCCACCGATCCCGTCTTAGCGTGGTAGATACCGCCGTCGATGGTACGCATCCCGTCATGCGGGGCGTAGTGAACGATAGGATCGAAGTCGTTGAGGCTAGCCAACGAATCGGTGGTCCTGATGTCGCCACGCTTGTTCGGTATAACCAGGACCGTGTCACCGTCGAAGTCGGCACCAGATAGCCGCTTAGCTACGGAAGGATGGATTCCTACCGCATCAGGAGCGGACCCGATCGTCGACTTGGCCAGAGGATGCCGGTTGTTGACCGTGAGTTCCGGGATCTCGAACGTTCCCCCATGAGGGTGCCGGATCAGTACGACCTTCTCTCCGTTGTGGTAATTCGGAGCGTAGATCTGATCTGCCCTCATTCCCTCGATCGGGAGGATGACGTGAGTCTTCTGGCCCGGCATGGCTGCGGCCTTGAGGTGGACTGCCGCGGAATCAGCAGAGTCACCAAACGTCATGAGAAGCTTGTGCTTGATCACCGGGTTAGTCAGCCGCATGATCTCGTCTAGCTCATCACGCTTACTCTGAAGAGCCAGATCGAGCTGTCGCTTGGCAAGATGCGGGTTCTGCTTGGAAAGAACCTGGGAAGAGAGCGACCTGCTCCAATCCCTCCAGTCACCTTGCTCGTTCACGATGTTCATCGGAGACTGGTGCTTCTTGCCCGAGCTATCGGTCCATGTCTTCTGCCGGATGGCCGAACCGAAAGGATTAACCGGATCGTCTCCGACAGTCTTCATCGCATCGAGCTTGTTCGGTGACCGCCGCTTGTTGGTGTTGAACTGCAGATCGGTTCCGGCAGGAAGGCCATCCTTGTACATGGCCATGCCCTTGAGGTAGTGACCGGGCCCTACCTTGATACGGACCTGAGCATAGGCCGAGTCACCGAGAGATACATCGGGAACTCCGGGCCGCACGAAGATTATGCCATCGGCATTGCCTCCACCATCCTCGGCCCACCTGACACCGACTCGCTTAGGGTCAACAGCCACCGGGGGCTTTATGCTCTCGATGGTACGGCCGTGATCTGGGCTAGTCGCGGCGACAGTCTTGATGAGCTCGGGATGAGTCTTGACGTCTACGTACGTGGTTCCCGGAGGAGCCAGGACCTTGACGGTGGTCTTCTTCCCACCTGTTGTCCCTAGCTGAGGAACCTGAACGTTGTGAACTACGTAGCCCTGCTGCTTCAGCATCGCCACGGCGGTGGCCAGCTTGGTACTGCTGACTCCTCGCCAGTTCTCGGTTCCCTTGCCGATGTCCAGGTATCCGCCGGAATCAACCTGGTCCTTGAGGAAGGAAGAAGTAGCGTCGAGAACGCTCCTCTTCGCCGAGTTAGCCGGGTCGAGAAGAGCTCGGACGGATGACTCGTTGAGCCCCATCTGACGACCGATGGCAACGTTGGACATGCCCTTCTCGCTAAGACGAAGAGCAAGCGTTGCCTGACCCCTGCGATGCTCGTCCTTGGCGATCGCGATCTTCGCCCTGAGATCGGTCGTGGAACCGAGACCGAGTCCTCTTGCTATTTCAGGGTCAGACATGCCCTGCCGCTTGAGTGCAGCATGCTGATCCAGGAAACTTTTCCGGCCACGTTCCATCGGGGTTTTTCCGGATCCCCAAGGGTAACGACCGGAGTGGCGGGGCGTTCCGTAATGAAGAAGCTCGTCAGCTTCAACGATGACGTCAGTCAAGTCTAACCCGCCTCCCTGAGTAGTTCGATGCGCCTGTCGAACACGACGATCTTGCTCATGATGTGAGCGATAATGTCGACTGATTCTTCGGGATTCGAGACCAGGATCTCGTCGTCCTGATAGATCCGCAGTTCTATTTCTATCTCTCCGGGCTTGTACCCGTACTCCAGGCAGAACAAAGCCGCATAGATTTCTACCTGATGCATGGAGCCCGCGATGACGCCGGTTTTGAGGTCGTGGATCCGGAGCAAGTTCCTTCTGAACGAGATGGTGTCAGCAGTCCCGAAGCAGTTCTCTGAGTAGTACAAGACTTGCTCGGGGATCATCCGGAAACCGATGGCGTCGTTCACGTAGTTGTTCAGGGTCTTATCAGAACGAGGAAGCTTTATGCCAAGCCGGACGGCGTGGTGAGCGAAGGCATGGAGCTCCACTCCTCTCGCAGCGGCCTGTGAGCTGAGGAAGACCTCATCCAGCTTGTCTGGATCGTAGTTGATCCAGTGGTACTTGCTTGGGCCGAGGAAGGCGTGCTGCCCTGCGAGATTTGAATGCGTGTTGAAGATCACCTAGGACAACCTCCTTGTTTCCTGGGTGGATGAACGCCGCGAACGACATCCGGTCCATCATAGCTACCCAGTAATCCTGATTCGGCTGACGCTTGGCACCCCGGGCTTTCTTGCACTCGAGGGCTGCCCACATAGCTTTCCACAGGATGAGGAGATCGGGGATCCCTTGAATGTAGTTGGGATCGTTGATCAGGACCACGCATCCGGGGAACATGCGACGAAGCTCAGCAATCAGTTCAGTCTTGAACGGACTCTCTGTGTTACCCATGTCCCATCCTTCGCGAAAAACAGAACCCGTGATTTTAAAACTAATCACATTCTATTTCCTTCTATCATAGTCCACGTTTTTTCCGCGATACTCGACCATGGTCGAGCGGTAGAGACAAAATGGCGTTTTTCTTTGCCTACCTCCCGTGGGAGTTTCTGACCCTCCCTATATATATATATTACTACTACTACTATACTAAAGAAGAAATACGCTTTTGTCTCAAGTATGTCCGTTGACCTGCGTAAACGGCTGAGACGTCCTCTGGCGGTCGCGACATTAAACCGTCGTCATGCTCCTAAGCCACTTCAGCTCGTTGAAATTCTCCTTCCGCGAAAGCGTCGCAGCTATGGCTCGGTCTATCGGAGCAGCTGAAGAAATGACGTAGTACCAGAGATCGGTGAAGGGCGTATCCAGACGGTCGATCCTTCCCTTGGCTTGCTCGGTCTGACGGTAGGAGTAGCTGAGCGAGTAGAAAACGACCGTATCAGTCTCGGTGCAGTTCCACCCTTCAGCGCCGGCAGCGTACTGGACGAGGTAGACCCAGCTGTCAGTGTCCGGGATTGGCTCGTGCTTGTGGCCGTTCCATTCGGCAAGTGCAAACGACGCCGGCGAGGAGCTCGATGTACTTCCACTCTCCTCCGCAGTTGCTGTGATCGAGCCAGAATTTCCGCCAGTCGGTCCGGTCTCCCACGGCGGCCACGTCGGCTCCTTCGTCGATGGTTCCGGACCGGCCGATGAATTCACATCCGCAGACAACGCTCTCAGGATCTCGAGCTCGTAGTCGAAGTTGTAGAAGATAATCATGCGCGGATGCTTCGTCAACAGCTCGCGGATTCGCTCCACTCTCGACGATGAAGTGTTGACTGCTCTCCGTGTCAAAGAGAACAACTGCGAGACGTGCTGGATTGGCTTGTTCTCCAGGTAGTTCCATCTCTTCCGCCATACCTGATCGTACCTCTCCTTGTCGTAGTCGGCATAGACGTCTATCTCGTGCCGGACGGTGTGCTTCTCATACGGCATTTCTACAAGGATGTCCCGGAGATGGCGTGCCAGCACACCCGTGGAGATAAACCGCTCCACCTTCGGGTACTTCACAAAGGGCGCGAAGACGACATGCTCCCGCAGGAATTCCGTTCTCGACCTGTAGAAGCCGTTCGCCAGGAAGACGGGGATATAGTCCATCCAGGTATCCCCGGGCGTCGCGCTCAGCAAGATCCAGTTGTTGTTCTTCGTGATCTTCAGGAAGGACTTCACCCATGCGCCAGACCCCACGATCCTCTGCTCGTCGAAGATGAAGAACGCGTCCTCGATGTCCTCGTACGACTTGATGTTATGCCAGGAGTCGACCTCGGGGAACAGGCCGAGGAGCCGCGCCTCAGCCTGCCAGTCCCCGGAGTCTCTTTTCTTCGCCGTCGTGATGACTATCAGCCGCTCGACGGTCTCGATGTCGTTGTAGTAGGTCAGGGCCGTGATGGTCTTACCGCTGCCGACAGGTCCCTTAAGGATGTTGCCGTTGCGTAGCTTCAGGAGGGCTTTCTCCTGATGCGGCATCAGCGTCAGCGGCATGCCACTCCCTGTCCTCTCTAGCCTGGAGTCTCCTCATCAGGCGGAGTATCCCCACCGTCAGGACGATCTTGAGCAGGATCCACAGGCTCATCCGGATCATGACCTTCTTTTTGAGTTCCCTGTCCATTGTCTCCTGCCTTCTCGTAGTGCTCTCCAAGAGCAGTCTCGATGGTCTCGTTGGTCTCATCGGGCTCGCGTTCGCTACGCATAGCCCTGATGAAGCCGGCGGCATGCTCTGGCGGAATGTCCAGGTCCCGGGTCAACATGGTCATCACGATGCAGTCCTGGTCCGCGGCCTCGGCTGCTTCCAGCCAGCGCAGGGCCATCGTGCGAACCTCGTCAGGGTCAGCCTGGCCGGTGAAGATGTTACCGGCGGTGTCCTGGCACGAGATGGTGACGAAGCCCTCGTAGTTCCCGTCTTCGTCCGTGGCGAGACCTGAGGTCATGTAGATATCGGCGATGCGACCGATGACGACTGAGGCTTCAGCGGACGGCATGCTTCACCTGCCCGTCCATGACCCGCTTGACGTAGGCGCCGGCAATAGTAGCCAGGACGGTGACGAGGAAATTCCGCTGCCGGCGGTAAACGATCACCTTCCTCTTCAGGTCCGCGACCTGGGGGGATGTCTTGAAGAACTGTTCCCGCCACTGCTCGGCGAGCTCTTCCATCCCCGCCGGGAGGTCAGTTGTGTCGTGGGTTGAAGGCCGGAGGGCCATAGTCTTCTCCTTCTAGTTCTAGATTGACGCCGATTACCGCGAGGAACCTGGTGATCCGGTCGAGATCCGCGTCCGGGGGGAATTTGAAAAGATGGCCGATGACCCGCACGCCCCGGCGCCGGCTCAGGTGAAGCAGGTACATGCCGGGTCCGTTGAACAACCCTTGCTCGATGTACCGGTTGAGAGCGAAGAGGACCAGCAGTCTCTCAAGGCTCAGTTTCACGTCAGGACCGAACCACTGATCGAGATGGGTTATCGTTCCCCGCGGGATAGCTTCGTCGACCTCGAACAGGGCGTTATAAGGCGGTCGGAATAGCATCATTACCCCTATCCTAGAGAGAGGCGGGCACGGGTGATCCCGTAGAGAATGACCCGCCCCTCTCCTCCAACTGCGACGATGAGGTATATGTCCCTGCGTCTAGGCACCACCTCCTTAAGCTGACCGCTTCTGCGAAGTCGTGGTCACGGACAGGCCCGCGCTGTCAAGGTACATGATGGTGACCCTGGCCCCGGGTGGACCGACTTTGAGTACCGTGCCGGTCTCGTAAGCTACTGCACCGCTGGATGGCAGCGGGTACGTTCCGAACGCGAACTCGATCGTGGCGATCGCTCCGGGGTTCGCTTTCGCGTAGTCAACCGCTTTGCTCCAGACGGATCGCAGCTCTCGTGGTGGCATGTCGGGTGTCACGACAAACTGCCTGGAGCTGGCCATCTAAGCTATTACCTCCTCCACTTCTCTTTCCCTTCCCATCGTGTTTATGGCGCTGTCTGGGACGCCGCTGTCCGGAGTGTCGATGTACTTCAGCTCAAGCTCGTCCTCGGCGATCGTGACGTAAATCGATTTGAGGTAAGCCGAGATGCCTTCCCTGCCTCCGACGTTGTACCGCCGGGGGTTGATGATCAGGTCGACGTACGTGATCTGCGCGTAGTCGATGACTGAGACCATGTCCTCGTCGAGGTTGGTCTTGCCGCGGCTGGTGATCAGCACGACCCGCGGGGGCATCGTCCGGGTTCCGTCCCGCTTCTTGTACTTGACCTTTACCTCGAGGATCGGCTGCGGTGCTTCTCCCTCGACCCTGGGCTTCAGTTCCCGGATGTTGAAACCGTCAGCCTTCATGGCCTCGGCGAGTTCGTCATCCAGCAGGAAGCAGAAGTTCCGGTCACCCTCAGCGTTGAAACGCCCGGGCTTGCCGCTGAAGTTGCGGAAGATGATCCGGACGTCCTCGAAGGTGATGGGCTTCAGGTACTCCTCGGTCGGAGCCGGCCTGTCCCTGGTTCTTGCAGGCATCACATCGCCCCGAACATCTTCAGGAAGTCCTGCTGCGCCCGGATGAGCTCGGCCTGGGCGGAGGCGAAGCCGGTGAGGTGCTGGATGTAATCCTTGTCGTCCGTCTGATTCCGGCCCACCTCGAGGAAATAGCTCTGTGCCCGGATGAACGCGCCCTGGGCCCTGATGAAGGTCATGACCCGGTCGTACGAGGTCAGTTCCGTTACCGCGGAACGGTTCTCCTCCAGGATGTCGGTCATTGCCGGCATGGCCCGTTCGTGCCTGGTGCTCGCGATCGGGTCGTCGGGGATAGGCCCGACCTCGGGGAGGATCAGGGTGTCCTTCTTGTCATCGTCCGGTGTGGACGCCATAGTTCTCTCCTAATAGTTCTTGCGCCAGATGACGCGGCCCCCGTCTTCGATGACGGGAGTCGCCGGAGGTGCGTTGAAAGCGACAGAGACAGTCTGGATAACCCCATCTGTCACAAGGTCGACAAGGATCTGACCGATGTCCGCCTTCGGGTCTATGTACGCATTGATCTGGTCGCCCTCGACCTCTGCGTATCCGACGATCCTCTTGATCCCCCCGATATACACTGTCAGGGGAACTCGTCTCCGATCGGCTGCCGTTGGCTGCTTCGGTATGTCCGGTGCGTCTCCCGTGACATGTAGGTGTTCGTCCATAACTGCTCCTGTTACTCGGCTTTAGCCCAGTCCTTCCGGAGGGCCTCCAGGTTGGTGAGCGGATCGCCTTCGGTGTTGACGATCTCTACGTTGTCGAACTTCTTGTAGACGTCGAGATAGATCGATCCGGTTGCTCCGTCGAACGTGACCTCGTAGTAGGTTCCGTCGAGGAGATCGGTGCTGACGAGCGCCTTCCAGTTCTGAAGAGTCCGGCAGAACCAGACCACGTAGACGCTCTCGATGGTGAAGTTCTCGAGCTCGTCCGTCTTGTCGAGGTGTCTCATGGCGTACTCGAAGACGTGGCGCTTGGCGGTCTCGATGAGCTTGAGATCGGGCATGTTTCCTCGCTATTCCGGTCGTTGTGCGCGGACGATGGTGACATCCTTCGGATCGTAGATGCTGCCGAAGGCCTTGTAAGCGACGATCGACCCCCAATCATGCATCTTGCCAGTCTCGATTGCTCCCGCAAACCAAGCGAGCATCAAGCCGAGCGTGTCGACGGACTCGCCGTTCTTGCGCTGGACTGTGAAATGGCTGTCAAACCTCTCCGCCCAATGCATGGCATCCTGGTCACCGACGAGATCGTTGTCGTTTTCCGACGCGTGTTCGAGATCCGCCATTGCTTTCCTAACTAGTGAACCATTCGAAGTCGCCGAACTTGGAGATGCTCTTGACGGCGTCGTCCACGAGCTTCCTGAAGTAGCTCATGTCGATGTCGTCTTCCAGCGAGAGATCGAAGACTGTGGCTGCTTCCTTCCACAAGTATCCCTTGCTTCCGGAAGCCGCATGGAATACTCCGTCCTTTCCCCGGAGCAGTTTGCCGCCGCCCGTTCCTTCCTTGACCGGCACGAAACTGCCGGCACTGCCCACGAACTGAGGACCGTCGCCGAAGTCCAGGTAGAGCGCCGCGCCAACGACACTGCGGGTCTCGCAGTAATCGAGGAACACGAGCGGCTCGTGGTTGAACAGAGTCTTGAAGACATACGGATGCGAGAACTGCGCACCGGTTGCCGTCCAGATCCCGGTGTTCGTCTTCGCGATGTAGACGGCATCGTTCACGAGGCAGAATTTCTCGTACGTAACCTCGTGCTCGAAGGTGTATCCGTAGTCCTTGCCGAACTGCTTCACGAACTCGATGATGGGGAGATCCGCACCAGGGATCTTGATCGAGTCGGTCTTGATGTGAACGACCTGGAAACCCTGCGCCTGGACCGCGTTCTTCAGGTCGATCATGAACAGGGCACCGCGTTTGGCGACGATGTTGTCCTTGTTCCGCAGGTCCCTGAACGGGTTGTCGAAGTTCGCCGACGTCAGGCCGTAGACGATGTTGATAATGATCTTGAGCGCGTATGCAAGCGCTGCAGCATCCTCACTTGATCCGAGGTAAGGCTTGAGTTTGCCGTCCAGAAGCCGCCCCGCAGTGTTATAGTCACCGCGTTTGATGGCGAGTCGCGCTTCAGTGAGAGCCGTGAAACGTGGAGTGTAAGGGCCGAATAGATCCAGCACTGTGATCGAGGTCGGGTGCATTGAGGCCACGTCGAGCACCGCGACATCAGAGTACATACCTGGTTCTGCATAGACGTAACCGCCCTCCCCGACGATCTCTGCCTTGTAGATGCTCTTGCCGAAGTCGTAGACGTAGCCCGGGAACTCCCCGGACAAGTCTGTGTAGATGAAATCGGCCTGGGGGTTCTTGACGTCCCCGAAGATGATCTTCGCGGTGTGCCGCTGGGTGGTGTCGTTCACCGTAAGACCGCTCAGTGCCGCGAGCATCTGCCGCGCTCGGAAATCCTGAATGCGATCCTCGAAGACCTGCTCTTCCGTGATGACGTCGTTGGCGCAGTAATTGGCTACGTGATCCCAGAGGGAGGGGTCAACTGGCTCATCCCAGGGGAGTCCCAGTTCCCGGTGATTCAGCCCGAGGTCGATCTGGAACCGCTTGAGGCTCTTCTTCTCGCTGGAGAAGTCGAAGATGTCGGCAAAGGAGAGGTTGTAAGCGTCCCCGAAGAATGCTCCACCCTCTCCCTTGACGATCCTCTGACTGAGCTTGTAGAGGTCGAGCTCGCTGTACCCCATGATCCGGGCATAGATGATGTGGTTGTCGTATCGCCGGTTGTTGTAACCGATGAGGTTCATCCGTGCGAGCTCTTCCATCTCCACGGAACTCGGGTTGATCATCTTCACGACGTTGTCACTGCCGCGGAACTTCCAGCAGCAGACGAAGAGGTTAGGGAACACCTCAAGATCGTAAAAGACGTACCTGTCATCCTGTGGCTCGGGAGCCGGCGGCAGCTCAGCTTCCGAGGAGAACTTCATGTCGATGACCTTGCGAATGCAGTACTCCGGCTGGTTAGTCGAGTTGTTCGCGAAGGCAAGAATCCTTGGCCGCATGTCCGTGACGTCATAAGGAAGCCCAGAGTTATAGGCGTCCTCGAGGATCTTGTAGATGAAGTCGATACTCGGTTTGGTCCCCGGGTGTATCTCCTTGTGGAGGTTCCTCAGGATCAGGTTTCTGAGGCCTCTTTCGCTCTGCACTGTGTCAGAGTCAATCATGCGCTTCTCCTTCAAGGGAAGACCGCTAGATATCGTAGCTACCGGGATGTTGTTGCACTTCGACAGGCTACGGCGCAGGGAAGCGTCGCCGGAGAATATCTTAACTTCTATCCCGACATCGAATACGCGGCTGAGCTTGGTAACATCTCCTGTGTAAATGTAATGCAGGTGGATGCCTGATCCGCTCTGGCTGTACTCGGCGTACGTTGGCGGCCATCCGCTTGCGGCTTCAAGGTTCCTTTCTAGGCTCTTCTGGCCATCATCTCCCGTCAGGTCAAAGTCGATGACGATGTGCTGTCCAGGAGGCTTGACGTAATGCAGCTTCGTTGTATCGAGGCCTGCAAGAGTCGTCCTGACATTCGCCCACTTCTTGAGCGGGGTCCCGTCCTTATTCGCGTACTGAGCCGGGCAATCCGCCAGCATCTCGTCAAGTAGAGAGGTCGTCTCGTCCATGACAAGCGATGGCACCTCCGGCTCAGGGAGCCTAAGATAGGTGAGCTTCTGAGTCTGGAACCCCCGGAAGAGACTTCTTACCTCGATCCCGTCGACTCGGGTCTTCGGATGAAACTCGTCAAAGTAGTTCCTGAGTTCGTCCCGGAACCTGTGCATGTTCATCATGCGCTCGAATCCGGATTCGGCACAGTAGATCTTGTAAAGCCCCCAGGCTTCCTTGAGGGTTATGCCGTTCCGCTCCTTGAGCATGTCAAAACTCGACAGGAGGAAGTTGTAGAAGATGTCCGTCCTGATGATCATGTCGGTCGGCCGGTAACCGGTGTAGAAGTTCTTCCCGGTCTTCCGGTAGACATCCAGGCAGTGACTTGCGATCGCCCCGAGCTCGAACTGAATCTGGCTGATCAGTGCGTTGTATTCCGCCGGGGGGAATAGTTCGCCGGTCGGGTTGACGTCGATCAGCCGGCGGATAAGCCCGGACTTGGCGTCAGTGATCCTTACCGACTGGTTCGTCCCGATAAAGAGAAATGCCTGGATCTGTGCCATGTAGAGACTTTTGTACTTCTCGTTCATGACCATCGGCTCGTGGGAGATGATCGTGCTAAGAATGGTGTTATCCGTGATCCTCGACAAATCCCCGTCGTGCTGAATAGCCACGAGTGGGTTGGTCCTGAAAGCTTCCGAGGCGAATATGTTCCCGCTGTTGTTCGTCCCCGTAAGAGCTCGGGCATCGAACACCGCCCAGTACCCGTCGAAGAGCTGCTCGAGGATGTGCAGGAACGTCGACTTGCCTGTCCCTGCTTCTCCGTAGAGAACGATGAACTTCTGGATATACTTAGCGTCACCCGCGATTATCGCTCCCGTAGCCCACTCCAGCTTCAGCCGCTCCTCTGGATCGAAGAGACGGGTCATCAGCTTGTCATAAGCCGCGATAGGACCAGGCTCGAGATCGTATGAAAGCCTTTTCGAGCTGTGGTCCTCTTTCCTGGGAGGCGTGTTAGCGAAGGCCAGGTTACTGTCAAGCGTGACATGCGTGTCCGGCATGTTGGCACAGTATCTTCTGAACTCAAGCCAGGTATTGCTCTTGTACCGCCCGAGTGTCATGACCCGTGTACTGGTGATGTCTCCGAGTTCCGCCGCTCTGGCGTTGATCTCACGATCTATAATTCGCCTGGCAGCAAACTCATCCGTGGTCCAGAGGCCGGCGGACTCGTCCCAGATAGCGTAAAAAGCTCCGCCTCGGATCATCAGGTCTGTTGAACGATCGACTATCCAGCTGGGATATACCGCAAACCCGTCCTTCGTCTCTCGCCGTTCGACCTGAAAAAAGTCCATGGATCCTCCTCCCTAATACATCTGACGTTCCGTCATGTAAGCATGCATCTGGTACCACAACTCGAGGGTACGCTGATCCTTCTTAGCTCTCTGTAGAGGGAAGATCCCGCCCTTTCCGTTTCTGGAATAACGGCGGTTGTTGAAGTTGTTGAGGATCCTGTTGATTCTAATCCCGGATCGCGGGACGTAGTCTCTATCGTTGTACTTGGCAAGGTCAAGGTTGTCGATGAACTCCCTGAACCACCACTCGATACCGTTCTCGACCAGGTAATCCGCCCGGTAAGCGAGAGCGATGAGCATCTCGAATATCGAGCACTGCCCAAGGCTTTGCAGCTCAGTGTAATCCTCCACAACGATGCTCTTCAGCGTCGATATGAATTCATCCCTGAGCTGTATTCCATCGCGAGCTCGGTTGTCGTCGTTCGGAAGCGAGTCGTCGAACCTCGTCTCGTGCATCAGCGTGCACACGTTCACGTAGGAGAGGGGGGACTTCTCGTCATAGATCTTGAAGACCCGGAAATACAGGTAACCGAAGTAACCATGCTGAATGTCATCGGTCATGTCGGCTTTCCGTAACCAAGAACGGTCTGTGTGTATGACTCGTTCCTCCTGGCGATCTCGAAATCCACCTGGAGTTTGTCGTTACGGACATACAGGACGTCCGGGTCGTCGGAGTCCTGGCCGAAGAGATTCTCGAAACCTACCCCGATGATCGTCGTATCCCTTATGGGGGCGTCTCTCTCATCACAGAGCGTGTCGTCTGTCGTGAAGTAGGTGAGCGTGATCTTCGAGTAGGTCTCGTTCTCCTCGCTGAACTCCGCGAGGGTGATCACATACGGCTTAGTAGTATCCCGTACCAGAGGTGGCGGAGGCGAGTCATCAGCGTCCTCACCCTCATCCTCGGTCTTGTCTCCATCTCCCGCTTCCTCAAGTCCTTCGAGGTCGGGATGGCGAGGGTGAAGCACGAGTTCAATACGGGGATCTGCGATCCTGGTGATGACCCGTCCGGTGGTTCGTACTCCGCCAGGATCAGCCACGGTGGCTTCTGCCCGTTCGCCGGCGTCACTATCTTCTCCGGCGGCAGTCGCGGTGCGAAGTTTATCCGCATAGTACTTCTTGATCCCTCTGAGCTCGTTGACGAGTTCCTTCTCCATCTGCCGCTTGGCGATATACCATCCAAGTACGGCCCCGACGCCAGCACCAAGAGAAGTACCGAGTAGAACAGAAGCGCCATCGATCCTCACTCCCTTGATGTTGGTCATATCGATATGGGCCCGTCGACATTGAAGTCGAGGAAGCAGGTCGCCTCCAGTCCGTTGACGAACGCCCGGGAGTTCTCGTCGCCGATGTCGTAGATGCCGAAGTCAACGTAGCCGTCGCCGTTGCCCTTCTTCCTCCAGCCGACCGTCTGACCGGCCTGGGTCCGCGGCAGCCCCAGCCATTCGTAGACCTCGTTCAGGAAGACGTACCCGACGCCCTGGAGCCGGTCGTTCGCGTAGTTCTGCTGACCGCGGACGAACTGCAGGTTCCACTCAGGGGTCTTGGTCCAGTTCGGGTTGGACTCGTCGAAGAACTTCCCGTAGATCGACGGGATGAAGTCGTCAGGATCGATCTCGCAGGCGACGATGTCCTCACCGTCGTTCTCGATCCTCCTGACCCTCACCCCCCGGTAGAGCTCCAGCTCCTTCTCGGTGCCGTACGCCTCCTCAACCCTTGCCCGGTAGGCCCGGAAACCCTTGTCCAGAGCCATGTAGGCCGCGACCAGCGACGCCTGCTGCCGGCGCATGAGGCCGTGAGCGGAGATGATGCAGAGCACGGAGACGCCACCGGTGATGATCGGCGGGCCGAATACGCGGACGATCTTGGCGCTCTCGATGATCCAGACCCTGCCGATGGCCCGGACCCGGTCCTTCTCCGTGTACGAGTCGGTGACCTCAACGTTCGAGACTTCCCGGATCCGCTTCCTGCGAGCCTCAAGCGGTTCCTGCGCCCTGAGGACCGCCTTGCCGACCAGGTACGTGGTCGCGGCGAATCCCGCGATGCCGGCACCCGTGAGGATAACCGGGCCGTGCTTCCTGAGGAACATGCCGGTCGCGCCGGCCGCCCTCTGACTGAGTGCGTCGAAATTCATGGTGTGTTCTCGCTCCTTTGAATGATTGGTCCTGGCACGACGTTAGTCATACCCACGGTCATTTCCGCCAGGTATTCCTCTGCCAGATGCCTGAGGTTCTCTTCTATCCGTTCCTTGAGCCGGACTATGTCGTTGGCGTTGAGCTCGTATCCGGTCTGAAGCTCAACTTGATATGTGGTCCTCATCAGTCGATCGGCTGCGTTCTAGGCATGCTGATGAGATAACCCCCTCGGACATGGGTCACCTTCGCCGACCTGAGATCGGTCCAGCCCCACCGGTCATCCGTGAAGTTGCCGGTTATCCCGACAAGATCGTAGAAGTCTGCCACTGTCGCCGCGTCGAACTGGGAGATGAGCTCCCGCATCCGGTCAAGGACGTCTTCGGCTTCTCCCCTGCTCTGCAGGATGACGTCGTCGAAGTCGTGAAGCGTCCTGGCCCTGTCGCCGATTTGGTTGTACGCCGGCCTCACACCGGTCACCCGGTTGTAACTGGTGTACGGACCCCTCGCCGTCGTGATCGTCCGCCTCGTCGTCCCGTACAGGAACTTGTCGGACCCGTCCCTGAGGGCGTTCGAGAACTGGCCGACCGTATCGGAAACCATGGACTTGAACGCCGAGACGAGAATTTCGGCGAGGAAGCCCTGAACAGCATCCTCCACTCCTTCATCGCCAAAGAAAGCCTCGACGAAACGCCTGCTGAGCCGCTTCTTGCGCTGGACGACTTCTCCAGCGATGATCTTCTCTTGTCTTTTCTCTTTCGGAGTCTCTTGAGCCGCCCTGGCGGCCCTGAGTTTCCGTGAGTTGCCCGGAAGGTCCACCGGAACGCTTCTCTGGCGTCCCGCCCCCAGGTCAACATCTATGTTTTCGGTCATCAGGATCTCCTGCCCTGGAAAAAGTCAGAAGCTCTGATATCGATCCGTGAAGGTTCGAATTGGCTTCTATTAGAGCGTGTGTTATTTCTGCGAGCTAAGCCGCAGGAGGAGACGGAGGCTCCGGATTCTTCCGGGTCTTGTCCATCTGCTGGTCGTAGGCCCGCAGGAGCTCCTCGCGGGTGATGTTCTGGAGCTCTGCCGGGAGCACGATCGTGCCTGGCGGAACCCTCTCCGCCGGCGGACGCCGGAATGCTGCGGGTAGCTGCATCCTCTTGCCGAGTTCCTCATCGGTCATCGGCCGCATGTCCTTGTCACCGGTCACCGTGAACGGAGTCTCCGGGAGCGCGATGTTGCTGACGGCTGCTCCTGAGAGAAGCTTGTCAGCTCCGCCGGCCTCCGTGATCAGGTCCTTGGGAACGACCCCCAGGATGAACTCGGTAACCGCGGCCTCATCCGTAACCAGCCTCATGAACAAGGCATCGTACGCAGGAGAAGCCAGGAACTCCTTGGTTTTCTCCTCGTTCTTGACGAACCGCTTGCCGTCCAGGGACCTCTCTCCGTAAGCGGCCGAGATGATGTTCTTGAACGCGGCCAGGAGTTCGCTGGTCTTCCTGGACTTGACCAGCGTCTGCAGATAAGTCCCGAGACCGCCGTCCATCCCCAGCTCAAGCTCGACGAGCTCGCTCTTGGAGAGATGGAAGTACAGATCCTCCGTCTGCATCTCCTCGTTGAAGTCCTTGTAAGTGACTGTTTCCTTGATCATGGTTCCTCCTTATAGCCGCTCGATGGCGACTTTCGTGTTGTTGATCCGCCTGAAGACGTCGATGGTGACTTCGGCACGATGGCCGTTGTAAGAAATATCGTAGAGGAGGCCCCTGGCGACGTTTGAGGAGACGATCGCCCTCCAGTTGCCGAGAGCCTTCGCGAACCAGACGATGAAGACGTCGTCCATCGTCAGCGCTGCATCGGTGTCAGGGTTGTAGTGCCGGTTGTAGTTGTCGACAGCCAGCCTCTTTGCCGCACGTAGGAAACGATCAGGGTCCAGGTTTTCCCTAGACCCCGGTTCGGTCTGATATACGACATCAGTCATGATAGGACTCCTTGTAATGCGGGCTTTATCGCGTCCCGCAGATTATCCGTGATGGCCTGGCCGATCTTCAGAGCTTCCTTGTCAGGATCGTCTGCTTCGTTCAGCTTCTTCTGGACTGAACGTACGGCCGTTGCGATGAGATACGGGAGGATCAGCCAGAATATGAACATCCCCACGTTGGAGAAGATCTTCCTGATCCAGCTAGAAGCATTTCCCGTAATCCGGCCTCGGATTGTTGAGGTAGCTGAAGGCGAGACAGGGGATTCCGTCGGGATGGAGATGGGAAGTGAAGGCGATCTTGACCCGGTTCTCGATGTTCCATCCGACTTCGTCGCCGACGTCCGTGTGCTCCAGGCCGATCTCGTCGCCGAACTCGTTGAGAGAAGCGTACATATCGTTGCCGATGCGAAAGTTGATCTCGTTCTCGGCCCGCCGAATCTTCTCGATGTCGGAGCGAAAGTAACGCCCCGTGTACGATTCGAAGCAGAGCTGGTCACTCCCCGAGGCGAGGATGATCTCCTTACTGGGAAGAGGGGTGCCCTCAATCTGCTTCTGGGCCACGACCTCGCGGATCTTCTCTTCCTTGCCGGCGCCGATCGCTTCGACCACGTGATCCTTGTATTCGCGCATCTGCCGGTCGACGAGCGTGTAGGCGGCCACGAGCGCGGCGTTCCGCTGCATCCCGATCTTGTTGGCTCCCGCGATGCAGGCGATGGTGGCAGCGCCCGCGACTCCCGCCGGAAGATAGTGCACCCAGGTCGCCTTGATGACCTCGAGGATCGACAGGTTAGCCTGATCGTGAGTCGTTACCGCGACTTGCTCTTGGTCAGCCCGATCGTAGATCTTCTTGTCCTTGGCATCCGCGATGCTCTCCACGGCCCTTGGCGTGGCCCGGACAGCGAGAGCTGCCGTGATGATGACGCCGGCGATCGCAGCTCCCGACAGGATCGCTGGTGAATTCCGCTTCGTAATATGGCCGAGTTGATTTAGCCATTCGATGTTCATTGTTGCCTCCTTTGGCAAGAAAAAGAGAGATCGCTTGTTGGGCGAATCTCTCGTGTTGGCTGTTAGGCCTTCTTGGTGTCGTTCATGATGAGGTCGGTGACCTTCTGCGACGCGAGGCCGATGGCGACGTTGGTGAGCACGGTCAGCACGACGGTCGTACCAATGCTTGCACTGGCGGCGACGATCTTGCGGCGACGTGACACCTCGGGCGTCTCGGCGACGGGGGTCTCAGAAACGGTCTGCGGCTTCTCGGTCATTGTATTTCTCCTTGAATTTGGCTTATGGCTTCCATTATAGGGCGTGTAATTTCTGCGAGGCCCTGAAGCTCAAAGCTCGATTTCGGGTGTTTCCAGCACCACTCCGTGCGCCGTGACGATCGGACCGGCGATGTGCTCGTTGAACGAGTCGATCGCCAGGAGCCACCACTCCCTGCACAGGCGGTCCTTCTCTGCAGGATCGTCCGTGGTTTGAAGCTTCTCGCTTATCTCGGTCAGGAGCCTGAAGTACTCCTGTATCGACGCTTCCTTGGCGTCCCTAAAAGACCGCAGGGGGTCTTCTTGAGTCATCGCGTCAGCCTGTCCCGCCTGGCGACCTCACGCCTCCATGCACGTGAGTTGCGGACTCCCGCGTAAGCCGTCATCAACTTGGCGGCTCCGGCGGACGCCATCGCGAGGACCCCGATGACGGCGAGCGGGTTCTCGTCCCACGCCCGTTCGAACCTGGTCACCATGTTGGCGAATCGGGCCCGGATCTTGCTAGTGTTGATGTTGAGCTTCATGATACGTTCCTCTCTTGCATGTGCTTTGTGATTTGCATGACGGGGTTGTCTCCGGTGAATACTTCCCCGCATTTGCAGACGACTTTGGTCGGCGGCAGGTTCTCCGCCTCGACCACGTAATGCTCAGGCAGGGCCTGGTTGAGATCCTCTTCCATCAAAGCGGCATCTCCTTCGGCATTTCCCTATTCGAGGTTTCGATGTGCACGTAATCGCCTGGTGCGTGCTGATCTACGTGCTCCCTGAGTCCATCGGCCGGGATGATCTTCGTGCGTCCGCCGTTCAGTTTGCAGCCAAGACACCAGCCTTCGCCCGGATCGGGCCTGACGCCTATGATGTTAGCCAGCCACCGGCGGAACCTGACGATGAGTGAGTTCGGGTCATGCATCAGAACTCCTTCTGCGCCACCATCTCGGCGTAGCAGTTCCCGTCGATGCCGGTCAGGAACAACTCCCGTTCGGCAACGGTCAGCTCAGGGAACGCTTGCCCGAGCTCCTGAACCCCGTCCATGTAGCGTTCGAACGCGTAGTAGTCGACGGTGAGCTGATGGGTCTTCCCGCAAGACGGGCATCCCCTGAACGTCACGAGCAGCTTGTTACCCGGCAAGTACTCCGTGCTGAGTACCATTTCCATGATTCCTCCTTCATAAAAAAGAGAAGCGCAGTACCGCCTTTTGAGCGGTACCGGCTTCGTCTTCCGATCTACTTCGTGTTGTAGGTCGCGTCGATGTTGTTCAGGTCGGTCTGCAGCTGGTCGACCGCGTGCTGAACGATGATCATGCCGACGACGCCGAGCACGACGGCGAGGACGGAGACGATCACGCCGAGGATGGTCATGACCTTGTTGTCGGCGCGCTTGTTGCGGAGGCGCTTGACGCCACCCATCCCGAAGCCGAAACCGATCAGCCCGGCAGCAAGGGCCGGAACGGACAGGATCGGGATGAGACCGCAGATCGCCCCGGCGATGCCGCAGATGAAAGATGTGATGCCGAAGCCGTTCTTCGGCTCCCGAACGTAGACGGTCATCGGCGGCGCGAGGACCTGGGTCTCCGGGTTGGTGGTAGGGTCCGTGATGTACGCGGGGACGGGCGGCAGAGCGGTGTGGGTCGGGGCGTAGGCGGGGTCGTCGTAGTGGGTGCTCATTGTGGGGTCCTTTCCCTGAGCTGAGCTCGGGTAAAAAATGAGAAGCGTTGGAATCTGCTTCTCGGGTGGGGGGCTGTCGTATTCAGCTCCCGCTTCACTATAGGACGTGTTATTTCTGCGAGGGAAAAATTAGAGGCAAGGAAAACAGAAACCCCGTGCAAGGCGGTCTTGCACGGAGCTCCGTTTTCGAGCTTGGTCTGGTCTTCGTGATCAGGTTCTCGGCCGGTTGAGAAGGCTCATGCTCTTACTGGTGATGATGCCGTTCTTTTCGAAGGCGAGGATCATGGCGATCCCGACGAGGTTGGCTGCTACCACGACAATCGTGTCGAGACTCACTCGATCGGGCTTCGGCTCTACGGCCTTGGCCTCGATGAGGGTCTTCAGGTTCAGCGATGCTGTGGTGTAAGCTTCGTCGGCTGCGTCATATCCTGCCATCTCGGAGATCAGCGCTTCGATCACCGGATCGATAACACTTATCTTCTTTTCTGGCCTGATGAACTTAAACATTTCAGTTCCTTTCTCTGGCTTCACTATAGGGCATGTTATCCCTGCGATCTGCCGAGATCGGTAACTGGATGAACTGTGAGACGAACTTGGTCTTTGTCGGGGATCTGATCCAGAGGAGTATCGATGTTGAAGACGAGCTTGCCCATCTCCGGATCAGAGTGGTCGATGAGAAGCTGACCGTCCGAAGGCGGTACGTACTTGCCTGTCGAGATCCTGAGGATCACGCCCAGGAACGTGTCGATCGCCGTTAGAGTCCCGACGACCTCGGCTCCGTACGGAAGATGCCAGATCTCCGCTATGGTGAAATATAGCGTCGCGAAGCCCGGGATCCAGATCTGAGCCAAGGTCTTGAGAAAGTCGTAGTGTCTTGAAACCATATCGCTCCTAGCCGAGCTGTTTCCATGTCCCCGCGGAGCGAATATACGGAATGGCCTGGTGCCACTTCCCCCCTGAGCGGACATACGGGATAGCTACCTTCCACACGCCCTTCACCCGGATATAAACGCCGCCGGGCATCGTGATCACTGACGAGGGAGACGGGTTGGAATATCCGTCGTCATTGAGAGCGTAGATAGCGAAGGTGAAAGCTCTCCCGGGAATAAGCCCGGTAACGTTCCTGCTACGGTTATTGGCCGAGCTGTCGTAGTAAGCCCCGGTCATGGAGGCGGCGTTCCACCGTCTCATCAGGTATGCCTTGATCGGCTTCCCGCCGGTGCTGGTCGAAGCTGCCCAGCTGACCGTGACCGTAGTCAGCTGAGTATTCGTGAACGTCGGCTTACCTGGTGGAGACGGCTTTGCCATGCTCGCCCCTAGATGATCTTGAAGTAGAGGTTGCCGTCAGTTGCTCCTCCGACAGCGTCAGATGCGGCCGCTGTTCCTGACCGGATGTTCAGGTTGGTCCTGGCCGCTGCCGCGGTCGTCGCCCCGGTTCCGCCGCCGGAAATAGGCCTGACCGCCGGGTTCAGGGTTCTGGTCTGAGCCACGTAGTCCCTTGTGCGGTTGATCTCCTGAGCGCCTAGCTTGACCTCCGCACCAGGTCCCGCTGACGGTACGAGAGCGAATCCAGCCGCAAGCGCATCATCGCCGATGGCCATGTCGGCTCCTTTCTATGGTTGGTTACCCCAGTACTGATCGTCCGGAACATCGGCCCAGTGTTCGGCAATCGGACGAGCCACCCAAGTGCCTGGCAGCAGGAGTTCCTTGAGAGTCAGCGTAGGATATGACAGCTCTCCGCTTGAATCGGATACGAAGATCTGCTCAGTGACTATCAGCTGACTGATGAACCCGTCAGGACTCCGCTCCTCGACGAGGTCTCCCAGGTTGTAGTCGACTCCGTACACATATGGCTGATGCTGCGGGATCTCTCCGTCGAAAGCGTACAACGACCGGTGCTTCGCCAGCTCCTCAAGGCCTCGCTGTTGCATGGCCGCGGTCAGGGGAGCTCCGACTGCAAGATCGATATCATCAGCCTTGACAAGCAGCACCCGTCGTGCTGAATCCTTAACAGAAGAATCGACACCGTCCGCGTAGACAGCTATGGCGTCGTTCACCGCGAGAACGTACGCAACCGTCTTCAGGTCCGCAAGGGACCTGAGCGTTGACGTCTTGCTGATGCTATCCATTCCCTGCGAGAATATGACAGGAGGAAGGATCGTCTGGAAGGACGTCCGGTTGCTCCCGGTGTACACCTCGAAATAAATCTGGCCCAGGTCGCCATTCTTCACGAGCCGGAAGCCTATCGACCAGATATCGCAGATCTTGACGAGATCGTTGTACACGGTATCCGGATCGAAATCGATGGTGTACGACGTGTTCGGCTCAGGAATATTCCCCGGAGGAAGAAGGGACCCCGAGTGATAGAAGGGGATCGTGTCGTTCGGGCTCATGACTCCCGTGACGCAGATCTGCGAGAATATGTACCTCGCGATGTAGCCTGGTGTACCGGTAATGGTCCACTTGGGCTTGGCCGTCAGGTCGTCAAGCGCGGGCATCGCGACCCGGTGGTCAAGAAGGTCCTCTATCGACTTCCCAGTGACATTGAGCTTCTTCACGCCGTCAGCCGCAAGCTCATCAGACACCGTATCGATCGTCATGACCCGGTACGAGCCTTTCATCCCGATCCTGGTGCCGGTCTGCAAGAGACTCTTGCTATCGTGATTGGAATTGATCACGATCTCGAAGTCTCCTCTAGCGGCGTACCGCTCGGTCCAGATAAAGGACTCGTATCCCTCAATAACCCGGAATCGCTGGAGATTGTCGTCAAGGGTGTACCACTCCATCGGCATCAGTACCCTCCGTACTTCACGGTGTACGTGAGGGTGTACGGAGACGGAGCCCCGCCATAGAACGCACGGAAGAGGTTGGGACCCCGCATCAGGCTGACCCAGTCCGACGTCTGGTCCAGGAAATACAAGATGGAGAACTCCAGCCCGTTCCTGGTCAGGGTAATCTTCTTGGATCCGGGATTGGTGTCGATCGTGAGAAGGTCGTTCGCCAGCATGTTCCCAGTGACGCGGACCAGGTTGACGACCTGATCGGGCCGGGTGTTGTACAGCCGTACCTCACTCGTGTCAGCAGGGAGAACCATCTCGAAATGGACGCCTGTTTCCGACGTTCCAGGATAGTCGATCGTCACCGTATCGCTGACGCTTGTCGTCGTTCCGTCCAGGACGGTTTCGGACGGCGCGTAGAGATCGGGGTCGAAACAGATCAGCGAAATATCGACCTCGGGATCGGTAGTGAACATGTTGTTCTCTACGCTCTCGACTATCGCGATTGTCTTGGCAAATATCGCCAGGTCAACCCAGAGAGAGAACGTCACGAATCCCTTTGTCATGAGGTAATCGTAGAGGTTCTTCCTGAGTCCGGCTACGGTGTTCGTCACGTAGTCGCACTCAAGACCGATCTTCATCGTGATGTTCCTGGGCTCCCGGCGGGCATTCTGGAACAAAGCCCCGTCCATCTGAGCCATGACCGAGGACGACATAGATGCCTTGACCGGGTCAAGACCCTGAACCTCTTTCACAACATAGCCCTGAGAGGCGTCCGTCAGCGGGAGAAAGAGAGTGCCACTCGGGTTCTGAACCGTCACCATGGTGAGCATAACGGCAGCGCTCCCTTCGCCTGTGATAGCTGATTCTTAGTCTGCCGGTATATCTCCGCACTTGACAGGGCCACTGGCGAAGTATTGTTCTGCGTGAAGTTCAGGACCGTTCCGCCAGGCATTGCCACGGCAACTCCCTCTATCGGAGGAGATGGCGTAGTTGCGGAAACGGCTCCTGCGGCGGCGGTCGTGGTAACAGGAATTACGCCGGCAGCAGCCATCGCGGCCAGGTCGTCGAACCCCTTCTTGGCTCCGCTCAGGTCGATCACCGGAGTGATAGTCGGCTGAATATCCACCATCTCCGACGCCAGCGCCAGGCTCGTGTCCAGAGCGTCGATAAGGATCTGCCCGGTGTCTTCCGCGGTCTTTATGAGATCCGAGTGAAGACTGATCATGCCGAACATGAGTCCTTCCATGATGCCGATACCCATCGCGTAGGTGTAGTGCGAAGGCGAGAAGAACTTGATTGCCTTGCCCAGGGCACTGATGACCGAGGCGCCGATACTTGCCGCCTTGCCGATCACAGCTCCTGCCTTGCTGGCCAGTCCGCCGGTCATGCCGTCGATGATCGCACCTGCAAGGTTGAAGCCCGCAGACCGCATGGCTCCGGAGGATCCGCGTATCTGACTCGCCAGGGTGTTGACGAAGTTGATGATCATACGGATAGCAGCGCCAGAAACTCTGCTTGCCTGAGCGCCCACAGCGGTGATGAAGGCCACCACGATGTTTACGCCGGCCTGAACAATTCTCGGAACGTTCCGTGCAATTCCGTTGAGGAAGGCAACGATGATATCGGTGCCCTTTTGCACGAACCTCGGCATGTTCGAGGCGATCGCGTTGAGAAGCGCCATGACAAGGCGGATCATGACGTTCACGATTCTTGGCGTGTTCGTCACAATCAGGTTGAGGAACGTCGTCAGGATCGTCTGGACAGCCTTGCCGATGAGCGGGATTACCTTGATAACCGCCTTGAGCAAGGACGTCAGGATGGTCGTGAAGGCGTCCGTTATCGCAGCCCCGGACTTGCCTATGGCCACCGCGAATTGAACTATCCCTTCGCCGATCTTCTTCATCGCGAACGGGATGAGGTTCAGGATCGACGTTACGAACGCTACGATCGCCGCTCCGGAAACCGTCACCGCCACGCCGATGGCAGTAAGACCTGTCCCGATGAAGAGGATCCCGGCGCCGAGTGCCATCAGCCCGACACCGAACAGCGCTATGGCTGCCGATAGCCCGAGCAAGATGGGCACCACCGGGCCGAGGAGAAGCCCAGCCGCGGCAAATATGAGGAAGACACCGGCAAGAGCCGCAAATCCCTTGAGGATGGTCCCCCAGCTCAGCGAGCCAAGCGTTATGAGAACCGGAGTCAGGACCGCCAGAGCGGCAGATATGACAAGCAAGGCCGCGGCCCCGGGTAGAGCTCCTGCCATTGCGATCATGGCGGCCGCCAGAATAAGCAGCGAGCCGGCCAGGACGACCATGGACTTGCCTATCTCGCCCCAGGACATCTTCCCCATGGACTGCAAGGCCTTGCCCAGGATCGTGAGGGCAACGGATACGATCAGGAGCCCGGCAGCCGAGGCAAGCATGGTCTGCGGCATCAGGTTCATCGCCAGGGCAATGATGATCAGGCCGCCCGCCACCGCGAGAAGTGCCTTGCCTATCTGCGCTAGCGACATGCTTCCAAGGATCTTCAGAGCGCCAGATATCACGTTGAGCGCTACACCCAGGGCGATCATCGCTACCGCGGTGCCGATAAGCTGCACCCCGCCGAACTTGTTGAATCCGGCCATGAGTGCCAGGAGAATCGCTATGGTGACGACTCCCTTGGCCAGGGCGCTTACGTCCATGTGCCCGAGAATCGCTACAGCGCCGGCCATGAGGTTCAGTGCCAGGGCCATGATGACCATCGCTGCCGCCGCGGCGACGAGTCCCTTGGCATCCTTGGCCATGAGGCGTGTGGCCCCGACAAGAATGCCCAGCATCACAGCTATCGCGCCGATACCCTTGGCTAGCTGGATCAGGTTGAACTGCGCCAGGATAGCTACAGCGCCTGCGAGGATCAGGATCGCGGTGGACATGAGAATAAGACTTGCGGCGACCGCGCCTACCTTGAAGACCCCGATTCCCGTCGAGATCTTGCTCAGGATGTTCATCGCGAGCAGCAACTGGCCGAACATGATGCCTATGGCGGTGAGCGACTTGGTCAGGCGGCCGGCGTCGACGAACGACAAGGCCACGACCGATGCTGCCAGGATGCCTACGGCAATAGCGATCTTCTCCAGGGTGCCAGCCTTGATGCGATCCTGCATGTTCTGCAAGGTATCCGTCAAGGCGCTGAAGACGCCCTTGATCTTGTCGATCAGCCCCAGGCCCGCGCCGCCCTTGCCGAGATTCTTGATGAAGTTCCGGACCGCCAGCAGAATCCCGCCGAGAAGGCCCTGGTTGATGACGTTCGCTACATTCTGGATATCTCCCGAACGTAGAGCGTTGACGATCGCGCCGGCGAGTCCCTTGAATACGCCGATGACCTTGTCGACGAACGGGCCGAGAGAACCAATCGCACGGCCGACAGCAGAGACAAAGGAATCGAATCCGTGGACTACAGAACCCAATATCTTTACTGGTGCTGCTAGAACAGTCCCGAGGCCCCTGAAGAACTTTCCGATGGCGTCGCCGTTTTCAAGGACGTGGCGGAAACCAGTGACTAGACTCGCGACTTTGGCCACGAGCCCTAGAACGCCACCGCCGGCCCCGGTTGCAGCACTGGCTACTCTACCGAAGACACTGAATACGCCCTTGATAATGTCGATACCGATCTTGAGCGCATCGAAGAGGCCTCGGAAGATCGTTTTGATGTTGTTGATCGTTGTCGCGCTGATCTTGATGCTCTTGACGAAGTTCTCGAACGCCTTCGACATATCGACGAGGCGTTGAGCGGTCATCGGCGGGAACACTTCCCGGAAAGCCTGGCCGATGGGCTTGAGAACCTGTCCTAGAAGCTTTATGCCGGCGGTAAGCCCGTTTATGACTGCTTGCCTGCCGCCGAGCTCGTTCCACTTCTGGAGAAGAGTACCAAGATGTGTAATCGGAGCTATGAAGACTTTGGAGAGACCGGCCGCCACGCTCGTAAGAAGCTGAGTCGCCTGGGGCAGGTTGCCTATCACTGCTTCCCAGACATGGGACCACGCCGTGGCGGTGCCATCCGCCATGGTCTCCATCAGCTGAGTAACGGTCCTGACCTGGGTAGCGGCGCCGACAGCGGCCTTAGCCTGCGCCTGGATCGCCTTGATCTGCTTCTGTGAATAACCCAGGGATCTGAGTTGCTGATCGCTCAGATCGCCGGTGAACTTGGCAAGGGTCTCCGTCATGATGTCGGACGTCAGCCAACCCTCTTGCAGAGAGTCCCTGAAGCTGCCGTTCTTCTTGATCATGTCGTCTACGGCGACACCGTGCACCCTGGCGGTCTGTATCAGGGAGTTCTGGAAGACCTTGCCGCCCATGCCGGCGTTGACAACGGAGTTCCAGTCAATCAGCCTGACGGTTCCGGTCGCAATCGCCTGCGACATCTGGTACATCGCGCCAGCGGCCTGCTGGGCACTGGAACCAGACAAAGCGGCGATGTTGGACAGACCCTTGATCGAGGAGACCGAATCCTTGATGTTGACACCGGCCGCGGTAAACAGGCCGATGTTCTTGGTCATGTCCGCAAAGCGGAAGATCGTCTTGTCGGCGTACGTGTTAAGCTCAGCCAGTGCCGCCGAAACGTTCTTGAGGTTCGATCCCTGCTGGCCCTGGGTGTTGGCCAGGATCGTCTGGATGGCATTGAGCTTGGTGCTGTACGTATCCAAGCCCGCAAGAATGGGTGCGATCGTGAGGGACTTGAGAAGCCGTCCGCCAGCCGCTACAGCGGCTCCGCCGATCCGCAACAGGGCGCCGGTAGCGATAGCTCCCATGGCGGTGAACTTGGACGAGATCTTGTCGACGCCATCGGCGACATGCGACAAGTCGATCTTCTTGCCGGCGGCGCTGACGTCGTCAAGAGCCTTGCTCGTACCCTTAAGACCGGCAAGCGATTGCTTGAGCTTATCGAGAGCGGATATGACCGAGGCAACGCCAGTGAGGAATGTCGCGCCCTTGAAGGTCATCTGGACAACGCGCTCGTCGATGCTAGCCACTGGTCACCACCCTCCAAACATCATCAGCGATCTTTTGGAATACAGCCCTCATGGCCGGGTTGATGTAGTCTCGTCCTTGAACGTAGCCTCCGGTGCCGGTACCGTGACCGTACTGAAGACCGACAGCGACGTTGAATCCTCTGTTGATATGAGAGTTAGTCCAGGTAATCTTGGCGCCACTGAGACTCTGGATGACCGTTGAACCCCACGAGGCAGCTGTGAGACCCGTGTCAACTGGAGTGGCTGCTGAGAGAGCTGAAACTCCCATTTTTGCCCCGGCGGATATCGGCCTGTACATCTCTCCGCGTGCCATCCGCTTGAGCCATCGATCCGTCCTGTCAGTGGAGCCACTCGTACTGATCTCGATCATGAGGCTCCCTAAGGCGTGATCTTCCTCGCACGAAGGATGGATGTGCCCAGACTTGCGGTCTGCCCCGAAGTTGAAGAACCCCACTTGAACGCGAAGTTTCCTCCGGTGGCACCGGTAATCAGGTATCCGCCAATCCTGTAGCCCGAGTTCACGGCGCCGGCCGAGTTAGTTCCCGCCTGCCAGGTGTAGGTGTTACACACCATTCCGGTGCCCGCCAGGTTGAAGGTATCCGCATGAAAACCAGTGACGCCAGCGGGAACCGTCCAGGTAAACGATATCGCGACCGCGCCGCCATAAGAGGCGTCGAAGGTAACGTCATACGTGCTGTTCGGATCCAGGTTGAGATGGATATCGGGATCGTCTATCAGCGTTGTGGCGGTCCGGACTGTCTGGTTTATCTTGATCGCCGTCAGGTTTATGTGAGGATCAGCGGCGAGATCGGATCCCAGCTGCGCAATCGTCCTGTTCGTCCAGGCGCCGGACTTCCGCTGGAGAACGTCGTTGTTTGCCGGCGTGAGGTTCTCGATGGTGTTGATGTCACTGCCAAGATCGGCCAGGACCTGGGCCATCGTGCGGTTGACCCAGACACCAGACTTGCGCTGGATGAGGTCGTCGTTGGCCGGAACGAGATTCCCGATAGCGACAAGGTCCGGATCCTGGACCCCGCTGCCGATGTTGATATCGGTGCCGCCCTTGGTCGTGAGGAGGATGGCGCCGCTCGAATCGACATGTCCTCCCGCAACCAAAGTGTCTGTGAGAGCGTCGACGCCGGCAGCGGTCATTGCTATGACTGTGGACATGAAGGCTCCTACACCATTGTGGAACTTACCTGGAAAAGATCATCCGGAAGGAGGAAAACCGTATCCGCGGTAAGCTGGAACGTATCTGCGCCGACCATCGAGACGTTGGCGTCCGGTCCCGTAACCGTGAAAGTTCCGTCCCCGTTGTCCGTGACCGTGAAGTTCGTGTGCGACTCGAAGATGTCGTAAATATCTTCTATTTCGGGAAGAGACGGGTCGTTCACGTCATCGCCGTAAATCAGGTCCTCAAGGTCATCGATGGCAGCAGGTGGAGCATCGTCGACCATTATCACGAGGTGTGACGAAGGTTTCCCCCCGGAGATATTTACCGGTTGGGTAGTGAAAGCCCACTCGAAAGCCATTGGGTGCGGATTCTCATCCATCGTCTTGTAGTCGTTCTTAGGCGACACGGCCAGGGCGTTATAGACGATATGAAGCTCTCTGTTCGTCCTGAAACAGAAATTGAACGGCTGCTTCGGCTGGCCGGTAAGTACGCCCACGATGCCGAGACACGGCTCAAGCTCGTCGGGATAAGTGAACGCGGATATGGTCCCCGAGAAAGCTGTCGTGACGTTCCGCGTCAAATATCGCATGCCGTCGAAGTACCTTGGGTCTTGAGTCTGCCCGGCTCCCTCGGTTACCGAGATAAGCCCGTTCCAGGCAACCCCCGGGGCATTTTCGGTGTACAGGACACCCTGGCTGACTCCTGAGTCGTAAAACCGCTGTAGCGGGTCGTCCCAAGTAATCCTCATGATCCCACCAACGTCATGAGCTCGTCCACCGTTGGGAAACGAGGATCGGTAGTGCTAGTTCCGTAGAGAATATCCTCAACGGATGCTAGAGCTGCCGGATCAACCTTGAGCGAGTTGACGACGAAATGCGAAGCTGGCTTGACCGAGGGAACGTCTTCCGGAGTCGTGAAGATCGTCCAGGAGCGAGTCTTCAGAGGATGCCTGTCAGTCATTGTCTCGTGGGTGAAGTCCGCAACGGTCGCCGTCACGTTGTAGACCATGTGAAGCTTGTAGCCCACGGAATAACTCTCCCAGTTACGCCCTATCGACGTCCGGTAAGAGAGGGAGAAAGCATCGCGGTGCTGATCACAGACATAGAGGCCTGCGGAAATCCTCATACGGCCTGCGCAGGAAGCAAACTCCGGCGGACTCGAGAAAGCCTCGATCGTTGCCGAATACTCCTCGAACGACGGGAGGTTCATGTACTTTTCCCCGTCGATGTAAAACTCCCTGGTGGTACCGCCGCCGGTGGGAACTTCAGAGACGCCTACGAGACCGTTCCATACGACTCCTGCCATCGGCGGAACGTAAAGCATTCCCCTGTCTACTCCGGTTTCGAACCACCGGGTGCTCATTTCGTCCCATTGCACTTTCGGCACGCTTCACCTCCGTCAGCCGGTCGTTCCGAGTTGTTGACGGCGCAAAGCGTTCAGTTCACGCTGTTGTGCTGCGGCGTCTGCACTAGGCATCTTCTTCGCTGGAGTGTTCTTGAGGTTGCAGACTCTGATCAGGGTCAAGAGCCGGTTCAGATGCCAGTACTGGCACTCGAAAGGAATGTTCAACGAGATCATCCAGTAGTAGATCAGCTCTGCTGTGATGATCTCCCTTCGGGGTCTTGGAGTATCCCTCTCATTGAACCAGGTTGCCGTCATCTTGGCGTTTATGTACTCGTTGATTTCGTTAAGTTCCAGGGTCCCCAGCCGTGCAATGACGTTGTCTGGCGGAGGATCGCCGAGAACCATCATGCGGATGTAATCCAGCATGTCCTCGTTAGACATCGGCTTAGGCCCCAGGAACGGGACTTCGTGTGCAGACTCCCATTTTGACAGGGAGACCAGAGAGTGCTCCAGAGTGAGGGTTACTGCCTCAGCGACTGCGAATTCGCTGGTCCCCTCGTCGTACTCTTCTGATAGCGGGACCGTAATCTGAAGCACTCTCTAGCCCCTTTCTGCCGGGGCCCTCCTATGGCCCGAACATGGCTATGACGTCGTCCGGCAACGGGAGCTTGGGCGCAGCGGTAGCGCCGTAGAGGATGTCCTCGAGGGACTTCATCTTCGCGGGGAGCTCCTTGGTGGAGTCCGCCACGATCAGGCTCGTCGGCGCCATGTCCGTGACGGCGACCGGCGTGCTGGTGACATCCCAGGAGAACGAGAGAGCCTCCGGGGAGTCGTTGATCGTCGCGTAGGCCTTCTCCGAGGGGGAAGCGAGAAGGCCGTACACCAGGTGGATCTTGTAGCCGAGACCGGAGTCGACGTCGCTGCCGACCTTGGTCCGGTAGGAGAGCCCGAAGACAGCTCTGGGCTGCTGGCTGATGTTGACGCCAGCTCCGACCGTCACGGTGCCGTCGCACGCACCGAACTCGTCGGGATAGGTGAAGGCCTCGATCGTGCCGCCGAAGGTCTCCGCCGACAGCAGGTTGAGGTACTTGATGTTGTCTGCGTAGGCCGGGTTCGGTTCGGCGCCGGCAGGCGTCTCGGTAACGGTGGTCAGACCGTTCCAGGCGAAGCCGGTGTCGTACTCACCTGTTGCCTTGTTCAGCAGGTAGAGAACGCCGTGATCTACGCCCTGCTCGTAAAGGCGCTTACCGGTGTCATCCCACACGAGGGGGGTGGTCATGCCTACTCCTCCTAGAAGTAAACGTCGAAGATGTCATGGTTCAGATTGTCCGCCGTGAAGTGACGGACGAAGGTCGACATAGCGAGATCGCCGACCAGATCTGGGATGAGGCTGTCAGGATTAGGATCAATCACCGTCACCTGATACCGGCGCGTCTGAGTATAGACCGCGTTGTCAGCATACTGAACCGCTCGGTAATCCCGGTTGTAGACGATCGCTGGATAGCTCATCCGGACGTTCGTCGGAGGCTGGAAATATACACTACTATCTCCAAGAACTCCTTCGAGAACGTCTTGAAACTCAAGCCGTGTTCCCATTCCAGAGTGCTCCGATCGTCATGATGAGCCTTGGACGCTGAACTTCCACTGTGGTGATCGTCCAGTTAGACCCATTCCAGCCGACATACCTCATCTTTGAGAAATTATCGTAGGCGTACGCATCGGCCACGATGCTGAATCTGTTCTCGACGGTGACATCTTGGTTCAGCGTCGCGGGAACCGCGGACGATGGTTCCAGACGTCTCGCCTGTCTCAGGACATCCCCGTAATACTCTCTCTCGGTGATGACCTCGGACCAGACGCCTGGAACAGTCTCCGTGTCGGTGGCGTAGCCTACGGTTCCGTGGAACCGCATCTACGAACCTCAGCTGGCGGGACGCTGGAACGTCCAGTTGTTGGACGCGTTGTCGGCGAAGGAGTAGCCGGAGGCGGCCTTGGCCCGGATGTGGATCGACGCGCCGGCAGCAATCGCGGTCTGCGGACCCGCGGTCAGGGCGGCGCTTTCGACGCCGGTCTGGTCGTTGACGGACACGTAGGTCACGTTGGCCATGGTCGGGATGGTCACGACACCGGTGGCCTTGACGAAGGTCGGAGCCGTCGGCGAGCCGAGCATGGTGGCGGTGGTGAGACCGACCACGATCGCGGACTTGTACTGCACGAGGGCGCCGGAAAGACGCGTCTCGTAGAGGTACTTGAACTGGTTGTAGTCGATGTCAAAGTCATCGAAGAAGGTGACCTCGCCGCCGCGGTCCGTGCCGACGGAGTAGTCCTGCAGGTTGACGATGATTCCGATCAACGTGTCCTTCATCGACTCGAGAACGTCGACCATGACGATCCCGCCGACACCCATGGCGTCAGCCAGCTCCGCGACGGAGCTGTGCAGCCGGCGGCCGAGCGTGTCCTTGGTCAGGAGCATCTTGGTAACCCAGGACCGGGCCGTGTAGAGGGTCGGAACACCGGTGCCCTGGAAGTACTGCATCCCGGACATGATGCCGTCGACGATCTCCTCGTTGTTGCTGGAGGCGTCGGACAGGTTGATGTTCACGCGGGTGACGAACATGTCGGCGTCGGTGAGGATCGGCCGGATGTTGTTCTCGTTGATCTTGTCGGGGTCCGCCACGTCGCGGCCGTCGCCGACGAGGATCGCGCGGGCGATCTCCTCGTCCAGCATGACCCGCATCTCGGTCTTCATCCAGTCGACGACCGAGAACTCGGTGATGTCGAGGATGTCGTCGCGGTCGAGCTTCTGCTTCTTGTAGACGGTCTTCGGCGTGGTCGTCCTCGTCGTGATGCCGAAGAACTCCTCGCGCTTCAGGGCGCCCTTGACGTAACCCCGGGCACGAGCCTCGTCCATCGTGATGTCCGCGAACCGGCTCTTGATCCTGGAGAACGGAGTGTGGTGCGTGTTGCCGAGAACGTTGGCGACCCATGCCTGACGGCGGGTGATCCACGCCGGGGTGGCGTCGACAGCCGTCGCGTCGGGGAACAGGAGGTCGATGTTCTGGATCCCGTGCGTCAGGGCGTACGCCTCGACCGCGTCCTTGAGCGAGCCGCGCTTGCGGGCGTCGTCGAAGATGCCCTGCACGTCGGCGTGTGAGAGAACCGGCCCGGCGGGTGCGTTGCCGCCGCTCTGGTCGAAAACGTTGCGGTGGGTCACTTGCGGGTCGCCCTTCGGATCGGTGGGGTTTGTGCCGGACGGGTCGGACTGGCTCATGGCCGCACCGATGAGGGCGTAGACGACTTCCCTCTGCTGCTCGGTGAAGCCGGCGATGACATCGGCGACGGTCGGGTTGGCATCGGAAGCCTGAGCGACCGCCGGTGGCGGCATCAGGGCCGGAAGACCGGCAACCGCGTGGGCCAGAGCTGGCTTGGGCGGAAGGGAAGGGGCCGGAACCGGCGGCGAAAGCTCGACGAACTGGATCGTCGCCTCGCTGTAGATGATCGCCTCATCCGCCAGCGGAGTGATGCCGTCGCCGTGCGCGAGGTTGACGTTGTCGATGTACGCGCCGGGGTTGGCTCCCGACAGGACCAGAGACACCTCACGGATGACTCCGTGAACGACCTCCATCGCCTGCTGGATGAGCTGGTTGGCGTAAATCGACAGCATCTTGATGTCGCCGTGCTTGACGAGCGCCTTGGCCTGCGTGGCGGGCACGGTGTCGTTGAAGTAGCCCTCGGCACGAACACCGTCGCCGATGCTGTGCAGAACGACGTGACCCAGGACGTTCTCAGGCGAGTCGTGCAGGTGCTGCCACACGAGCGGAACGGTGGTGTTGTCGTTGCCCTTGAAGGCGTGATGCTTGATGGTCCGGCCGTCAGTGCACCTGATGCCGGTCCTCGTGCAGTACCCGGTGAAGTCAGGTTCCATTTTGACTGTTTGCTCCTCGTGGTATCGACGGGACGTGCGGCATCAATGGCAATGCTTGAGATGGCACTCTTCCGATCGGCTTCGACACTGGAGCCTGCTGGGGGATGTTCTTGTTCTGGAGTTTGTCAGCGTTAGGGTCGCTGGATGGCTTGAAGCCGATGATGCTGCGGACTTCGTTGGACGAAAGGATCTCGTTCCTGGTGAGTTTGTCGGCGATCTCCGCAAGTACCGATACTGGGACGAGCTTAAACGGATCACGGAGATAGATGACGGCCTGACCCTGCGTCCTTGCTGTTCTGGTCAGGAACGTTCTGGTCATGGCTTCGGTCATGGCAGTGAGAATCGGTTCGACGGAGCGGTTGTAGTAGTTGATCATCGCCGCTTCGTCCGCCGTGCCGTTCATCACTTCTTCGGTAAGGCCGAGTTGACTGTAAAGCATCTTCGTCAAGTACTCAACCTGGCCCATCAGATTGTTCTCAGCAGGCCGGTTCAGCTGAGTGATCCTCTCGGAACCATCCGTGTAAGCGATTCCGTACTGCGAGCCCTTCAGCTGGAACTCGATCTCCCTCAGCCGTTTCTGCGCTTCAGCACGCCTCGTTTCAGTCTTAATGACGTAAGGCAGCTGAATGATGATGTCCAGCTTCCCAGAAGCGCTCTGCTCGTCCACGGTGTCGAGAAGTGAAAGCTTCCTGAGAAGACGCTGAAGCGTTGAGTTCGGTTCGTTCATGACCGAGTAGAGAGGATTCTCGACAATCGCGACCATCTCTTTCGGGACGGTTACGTCTTCCGGAATCCCCCTGTTCTGGTTGTAGGCCCGGACCGTGACATGCTTCGGATACCACTGAACAACCTTGCCGATCCGCATGGTCGAGATGTCGTATCCGCCGGTTACCAGCGGGTTGAGCGTCGTGTCGACCGGAAGAATGGCGGCTACGCCTTGATCGAACAGCGTCTGCGCCAGATCCTGACGGAACATCGTCGCCGCCTGGTCGAGGTTCGCCTCGATGGTCAGGCAGTTGTTCAGGCCGCTATCGATCTCTTCCTGGTACTGGCCGTTCTCGTCCAGCCGCACATGAAGAACCGGGACAGCAGCGGTGTCGATCGCGAGTCTGGTGTAGACCGAGGAGACGATCGTTCGCTCGTTCGTGTACAAATATCGAGGACGGTCTGAACGCCAGGAATATGCCGGCCCAAGATCCACTGACGAAACACGAGAGTCGCGAGTCTGCTCTTCAGAAAAGAACACGTTCCAGGCATGCCTGAGGCGGTCCATGCGTTTGCCCAATGCCAACCCTCCTTCCCTAGTCGAAGGAATCCTTGTTGAGCTTAAACGCCACGAAAGCGTCCATCATCGCAGCGACGTTGTCGATCTTCTCCTCGTAACGCTTCTTGAGGAGCTTCCTGTTGCCGTTCGTGTCTTCAACCGTGATCGCGTTGCCCATTGCGAAAGACATGAGCAGCTGATCAAAAACCAGCATCCGCTCTTCGGAAAGCGTCTTAAGCTCCCCGAGGGGCACCGATTCAGTCCGGGCGCCCTGTATGACTTTCTCGATCCCGAACGGACCGTTCTCCTGCTCCCAGCGGGTCACGAACTCCTTTGCGTTATAGGGGTCGTAACCGAACGAGCGAACTTCATACTCGTTTGCCAGGATAAAACGCTCCAGGTCGTCGTAGACCTCCATCATGTCGAGGATCGCGCCCTCGAGAACATGCAGACTGCCTTCTTCGATGAACTCGTCGTACTTGGCACGCATTGCGCCAGGCAGCTTCATCATCGTGAGACTGGAAATATAGCTTCTCGTCTTCACTCCGAACGTCCCGTTTGGAAGCGGGAAGAGGAAGGTGAAAGCCGTGAAGTCGTCTCCCTGAGAGAGGTCAGCGCCCATGGAGCAAGGCATCCGCCAGAACTCATGCCGTCGATGGGGGAGGGTCTCTTCGTAGGTAAAGAAGTAGGTGTACCCTTCCATCGGAATCCCGAACCGCTTGGCCAGAATATCGTTACGAGTGGAAGGAGCTTTCTCCATTCGCTCGACATCCAGCTGATACGTCTCGTAACTGACAGTCTTTCCGAGGTTGGGATTGGCCTTCGGCCACATCGCCGGGTTAGCAACCTCTTCCAGCTCGTCAAGCTTGTAATGCCAGATAGAAACGTGCGGGTTCGGGTAATCACCCCTGAGGATGTCCTGAAGCTCCATTTTGATTGTATCGCCACTGCCGTTCCGGACAGTGCCTTCGGAGCTTGTCGCCACGATGATGTAGTCAGGAAGCTTCGATGCTCCCTGTTCAAGAGCACCAATAACGTCCTCACGAACGTCCGTGGAAAGCCACTCGTCAATGGTCGAGACCTTAGGCCGCAAGCCTTGCAATTTGGCCACGGACATAGGTCTGACCTCAAGGAGCGATCCCGTGAGGAAGTTCTCGATGCCTTTCTTGGTAGAGGCGAGTTTAACGCGGAGAGCTCTCGACCCTGTCGTGTTCTGAAGAGAGCCTTCCGTGAGGAACTGGAACAGCGGTCCCCTCGCCCTGGTGATAGCCGTCCGGAACGGCGACATCACCTCTTCGGCCTGCTTCATCGTTGGAGCAGTGGTGACTTGATGAGTCGTAGAAACGTCGACGTTCAGGAAGTAGCTCTGAATGCACTCCGCGTACATCGATTTTGCCGCACCGCGAGCCACGATCAGGTACTGCTTATTGCGCAGCCGCTTCTTGATGACCTTACGGACGTAACTTCCGCCGTGGCCGTCCGGTTTCGGAACGTAGACGCTTCTCTCGACGAAGTAGAACCACGCGAGCAGGGATTCTGCCCAGAGCTTGAACGTGTCGAGCAGATGGAAGTCGCTTCCATCAGTTAGCGTCAGCTCGTTCTCGCAGTACTTGATGAACCCCTCGATCGCATCGCTGTCGTAGTAGAAGTTCGGGTCCTCGATGAGCATGTCGATGCGGTTCATCTCCATGGAGATTTCCAGGTTGACCGGAATCTCGCCACGGAGAACGGCGGCACGAAACTCGCCGTAATATCTCGGCGTAGCCGTGTTCGAAAGACTCATGTTGACCTCTTCTTAACGACAGAAGATATGCTCGCTACGTCTCTTCGGCGGGAAGCTGCGGTATGAGGTCCGCCCTGGCCTCGTCGAGCAGCCTGCCGATCCGCGTCAGGTAATCCTGAGCGTGCACGTCGATCCCAAGCGTAGGGACTCCCCCCTGTTCCCGGAGTTCAGCGACCTGCTCCGATGCGCCGTCCATCCACTTGAGGGCAGCGATGCCGAATGCCATCGGATTCGGTTCGTCGGTCGTCGTGGCCTTCTTCTGAGCCGGCATGAGTTCTCCTTACCTTGTACGTTGGTCGTTCCTTCTTACGTCACATCCAGCCTCGCGTGAGGATCCATTCCGTCCAATCAGACGGCTGACATCCTCTGTCGCCGGGCGGATGCTTTGCTTTCGATCTGCCGTAGGCGTACGCCGCCGCACTGCTGCAGACCACCTGTCCGGCAACCTCGTCGTGCTTCCACTTGGAATCCCAGCCAGGAAGGCGCATGCCCAGGTTGGTAAAAGCGTCAGCGACGATGGACTCCCAGTCGTAGGCGGTACCGAGCATCTTTTCCATCGCCACGGCGATCAAGTACCGCTGCTCTTCGGTAAGCGGCTGATCAGCATTGCTGTGGGTCCACTTGCTATCGAGATAGCCCTTAGCGTCCACCCATCCGACGCCACCGGGCTTTCCCTCAATCGCCCACAAAGTTCCTTCTGCGTCCCGGTGATGAACGACCGCGACGTGATTGCCGAGATTTGGCTTGTTCCTGATCGCCGAACCGAATCGGATCCACCAGGCAGCGAATCCTTCCGAGCGGGTGACCAGGACGGTGCCTGGTTTCAGATCTTCGGTTCTCATCCTGCCACAGCCTTCTTGATGATCATCCCGGAGACCTTCGCCGCGGCGATCCCGGCAAGCCAGGCCGCACCCTTACGGCCGTACTGGGAAACGAGGTTCGCCGCCTCCTGCTTGACGATGTTCTTGCCGACATCGCTGATGAAGGCCTGACCGGCGTTAACCTTCTTCGGATCCAGCCTGCCATGCTGGGTTTCCAGGTTCAGACGGGTGACCAGGGTCTGGAGCTCGGCATTGGTCAGTGACCTGGTACCGTGCTGGCTAACCCGGGTCTGAAGCCTAGCGGCTCTGGCGGCGTCTTGAGAAACAGGACCGGAAGGGCGACTTGAGGGACTAGACCCAGTCCGGCGACGGCGCACGCCCCACCTCATGCCCTTGACGCCGAAGTGCTCCAGGAACGTGTCGATCTCGTCCATGAGACCGTCGATCTCGGAATGCTTGAGTGATCCGTCCGGGTTCCAGGTGTCAGGGATCTTGCTTGCGAGGTTAAGGGCTCGGGCCCTCTTCATGATGTGCCGGCGAACCGAATTGCGGCGAGCGACGTCGCTTTCTCCGGCATTGGGCGTAGCCCGGCCGACCGCAGCAATCGCATCGTCGAGTTCACCAGCATTCCTGATGTAATACGATCCATCAGGCATCGCGACGCCGGATTTAGCCATCGTCCGGCGCTCTTCCATCGTAGGAGTAGCCACCAACCCTCCTCTCAAGAACGGGTCCGGGGGCGCCGCCGCGTCACATCGATCAGTACTTGACGGCACAGACCGACATGCAGGGTAGACGACGCCCCCGGAGCTTTTACTCAGGTGATGCTAGGGCTGCTGGTTAGGCAGCGGACTCGATGGGAACCGCGGTCTCGTAGCAGGTGCTACGCGGAGCCGGGGTCGGGTCGCCGTGGTACGCGCCGAGGGTCGGGCCGTCGGTCTGGTACTGGCACGGGTCGCGAACGAGACGCGGCTGGGAAGCCACGCCACGTCCCTGGACGTTGAGCGACACCTGGTCGAACTGCACCACGGTCGGGAGACCGCGGAGGTGCCGGATGATCTGGGCCAGGACCTGCGCCCGGGTCAGGCCGTCGAGCGGGCAGACCCGCAGGTTACGGCTGTAGTTCGAGTTGAGGTTCTGGCTGTAGTTCCAGCCGTCGTTCCAGCTCCAGGACTTGAAGTTCCGCACGTGCCCGGAGGCGAGCAGGCTCACGATCGCCGTACCCCTGCCGGTCTCGTTGCGGTAGATGCCCTGGCCGCCGTTGAACGTCCAGCCGACCGTCTGCAGAAGCGCCGCCGAGCAGGTTCCCGGGTAGAGCTGCGGGAGACCCAGCGGGCTGTGACGGAGGTTGACCGAGTTGACGCCCCGGTCGTCCAGGATGTGCCGGAACAGGTTGCCGCCGAGAACCGTGTCGTTGCCGTCCGTCAGGCGGACCGGGCCGCGAGCGAGAACGGTGTTGAGGTCACGGGCACCGACATCGGTCCGGGCGATCTCGAACTGCTGCGGAAGCAGCTGCACCCTCGGCGGGTGCTGGAACTGCTGCTGCGTCGGAGTCGGCGACGGCGTCACCGTAGCCGAAGCCGCCGGGACACCGATCGACAGTGCCATGAAGCCAGCCGCTGCGGTAGCGAGTAGGATCTTCTTCACTTGCGTGTACTCCACTTCTTTGTTTGGGGTACTTCCCCCTAGATGAAGAACGGTCTTGCTCGTGTTGTTGTCTGAATCGCCTCCTAAGGTAAAGGGATAGGACTCGGCTCCGCAGCGGGAACGGTGCCGAAGCTTGTTATAGTGGAGAGAAGATGAACAACTGAGAAGAACGGCCGGTGACAAGAAGTCCACCACGACCAGTAACCTTCATCTTCTTCATGGCGACGTTGCCGGAGAAGTCAGAGACTTCCGCCTCCGTTACAGAACCCTCTCCGTAAACTCCCATTTTGACGAGAGACACAGAGCCCGTCGCCACAGACGTTACCAGGACGGAACCGGATACTCGCATCTTCTTCAGACGCACATTACCGGTGACTACAACTAGTCCCTGGCCAGTTCCGAGGGTGATCATCTTCTTCAAGACGATTACGCCTGTGAGAGTGGATACGCCGGCGCCATTGCCAGCTATGCCCATCTTCTTCATGCGTATATCGACTATGACGAAGTTGAGTTTCTCCCCGGATCCGAAGATAGACATCTTCTTGAGGCTGATGGCTCCTGTAGTAGCGGATCTACAGGTGACAGAGCCAGCAATCGACATCTTCTTCAGATTCACAGTGCCAGAAAGCGCGGAACTACCGGTACCGGTGCCAGCTACGCCCATCTTCTTCATGCGCACGTAGCCATCCACGAAGATGAGCTTCTCCCCGCTACCGAGGATCTTCATCTTCTTCATGGACACGGCACCGGCAGTTGCCGAGCTTCCTTGGCCAGCACCGGCAACGCTCATCCTCTTCAGGACGATAGCTCCTGAGACGACAGAAGTCACGGGCCCAGTCCCCGAGACTCCCATCTTCTTGAGGGAGACGTTGCCGATGCCGACGGTTATAACAACTACTGCTCCGGAGACGCCCATCTTCTTCAGAGAGGGACCACCGCTGACCGTGGCTATCCCAGTCCCTGAACCAGAGATTCTGCACTTCTTCAGGCCGACAACGCCAGAAGCGACAGTCGTGCACGTTACGGCGCCCGACACGACCATCTTCTTCATGACGACAGCTGCTGCGGCTGAGACAGCTACCGATGCCGACCCGGAAATGCCCATCTTCTTCAGCTTGACGGCACCCGCGGCGGACGAAATGCCGGCAGCCGAACCTGAGATGGATCCCTTTTTAAGAGTGACGCCTCCGGAGGCAGTGGATATGCCGGTCGCGGTAGCCGACACACCCATCTTCTTCAGGCTGACGGAGCCTGAAACCGTAACCATGACCGACCCTGTGCCGGCCACGGACATCTTCTTGAGTTTCACCGCGCCAGTTACGGACGATGTTCCGGCACCGGTACCGGAAACGATCATCTTCTTGAGCGCGATGCTAACAGTAACGTTGTTGATCGAGGAAACCGAGCCCGTTCCGGCAATGCCCATCTTCTTCATGGACACGGCGCCAGAAAATGCGGAACTGCCGGCACCTGAACCGGAGACGCCCATCTTCTTCAGTGCGATGGCACCAGAAAATGAAACAGGCACGATCGCTGCTGAACCCGCGACTCGCATCTTCTTGAGACTGATGGCACCAGAAAATGAAACAGGCACGGTCGCTGCTGAACCCGCGACTCGCATCTTCTTCAGCGCGATAGCACCAGAAAATGCAGAGCTCCCAGCACCTGAACCGGCAACCTTCATCTTCTTCAGCGCTACAGCACCGGAAAACGCAGAGCTCCCGGTACCGGCGCCAGCTACGCCCATCTTCTTCAGGCTTATCGCGACCGTACCTGAAGACAGCGCCACGTTCGGCTGCTCGAGATTGCTGTATGCGAGATCGTCTATCCAGAACTTTGGCACGCTCGCCTGCGCGATGGAAATCCCGGCTATCACGGCAGCGATCGTCGTGCTGAGGTTGAGAGTCGCCGGACTGGTGAACGTCTCCGTCGGGGTGTCGCTGTCGGGAGTGTTGTAATAGCTGATCTTGAACTGCCCGGCAGTAGCGTTCGCGTAAGCCCAGAATTCGATACGGATCCACTGGTTAAGCGGCAGGTTGTTCGTGCTTGTCCACTGAGTCGCCGAGGCCGAATCACAGACAACCAGCTTGCCTGTGGTGGCGTACCGAAGGAAAGCGGCGACTGTCGTGATCGGCCCGCTGCTGTAGAACCCGAAGAATCTCGTGTTCGCTGTCGGAACGCTAGGAAAGCGCACATAGAACCTTGCATAAAGTCTGGCGTGCGCCGTCAACCAACCGAAGTAACAGGTAGTGGACGTTACGCCAACAGCAACCGCAGCAGACAGGGAACCATGAGCTTTCTGTGCGGTCTCATAGTTCAGGGTGGCACCGCTTCCGATGCTTGCGTAATCGAGCGCGTCACCTGAGGCGCCGCCGCTGTTCCCGGTGGTGATGGGAGTAGCGTCAGTGCCGCCTTCGGCTGTCCAGTTCTCAGCAGCAACCTCAGTGACGTTGTAGTGCATTGAAGACATGAAATATGTGTTAGCTGGCGTGGAAGCCACTGTCTCCGCACTGGGGTTCAACGTCGAGATGTTCTGGGCGTTGAGGGCGTGCTGGTTCACGATGAACGGATGCCCGGTGTAGCTGATTCCGGTCGGGCCCCAGAAGGGGTTTCCGTTGGTGTAGTTCGTCGTAGGAGTGTTGGTGAAAGCTGTCTGCGTGACAGTGCCGCTTCCCCGTCCCATCGTGACGAGGATTGACACGCTTCCGGCGGCCCTTGAGGAGCAGGACGGAGGAGTAATTGATGTTCCGGCGGTGGTGACGTTGGCCGCCACTCCGTTAGCGTCGAACTGGAACTTCCTGCCCGCCGCCGGAGTATAAGCAGCAGACATGTACCGGTAAGGCCCGGAAACGGAAGATACGACTACTGGATCCGTATCTCCGGCTTGAAGGATTCTCCAGTAGTAGAAGTACGAAAGTCCTCCGGAAGACAGTGCTCCCTTCTCGGACAGCGTCCATCCAGCAGGATCGGTGAACGTTGCGGTAGCTGAGTTGATGCCGCCGGCGATGATACAGAAGTCGCCTGGCTGCCATCCGGCAGGAAGGGTGACGGGAAGCGAACTGAGCGAGTTGTTCGACGCGGCTCCTGCTGCACCTCGGTAAGTGGCCACCGGCCACCGCCTTACTCAGGGTTGCTGACGGTGAAGCTCGAGACGGACATGGTTTCGCCGGCGGTGAGCGTGATGTCGGTCAGGTTCAGGTCGCAGCCCGAGAGACCGACTGTGCCGTCGAAGAGAACGGTTGTGCCATCGGACTTCAGGAGTCGGAACCATGCCGCCGTGCCGGTAGCAGCCGCGGTGATGTTCGAGATCGCGTTGGCGGTCGCTGTGGCGGAACGCGTCGGAGCAGTGCCCGCGGCTACGGATGCCGCGAAAGCCGTGGCGTTCATGGTGAACTCGCCGAGCATCGTCTGAGCACCGATCGCCGTGTTGGCGTCCGTCGGCTGCGCCCCGGAGTAGACCCTGAGCTTTCCGGCGTTGGCCAGCGCACAGCCAGCGTCGACCGCGGCCTTGGCGAACGTGTCTGAGAAGAACGGGTTGAGCGGCATTACTTTCCTCCTATAGCCATTTTGACGTGAATCTCAGAAGCCAGGAGTCCAGCCGGCATGCCACTCGCCGAAGGTCTCCCTGAAGACCGCGCTGATGATGTCGGTGCCGTCAGGAGTAAGAACCGGCTCTCCGTAGGTGCCCCAGTTCCATCCCGCTCCCCAGGTGACTGCGTAGCCAGCTGAGGTAAGCTCCATGGTCATGTGACCGCCGTCCAGGCCGTTCACCGGAGCGTTGATCGTGCAGTCGCCGTACAGCGTGAGGTAGAACACGTTCCCGTCTGTCATGTCGGGAGTGACGACAGGCATGTAGCCGAGGTTCACGGGCTTCGGCTTGAAGACCTGGTCTGGAAGCTCCATGTCAGGAGGCGGAACCGGAGGATTGATGTCTTCGCCCTCGACGTTAAGACGCCACGCCAGCTCTTTGTTGACCTCGGTAAGGGCTGAGATCCCGAACGAAGTCGCCGGAGGGTCGAACAGAACCCGGACTGTCGTATAGACGTAGGATCGCACGCTCTGGAGCCGGTCCATGTCCGAGCTGAAGTCCGCCCACGTCGGCGTGCTGTCCGAGATTACGAAGGGCTCGACCGGGCCGACACCAAGCTGCCGCAAAACGCCGAAGGCTGAATTGAGATGCGTGATGACATCGGTATCGAACACCTCGACTGCGGGATCCAGACCCAGGGTGTGCTTGGTCGAATCGAGAATGCTGTCGTCGTTGACCGTCATCAGCGCTCCTAGAGACGGCAGGCAGCACGAGCAGAGTTGTATGCGGAATCGGTGTTGTTTCCCCAGACCCCGTCGGCGCCCTTCGGGTCGAAGCCCATCCCAAGCAGCGCCTTCTGAACCGCGACCACGGTGTTGTAGAGCGCGGTGTTCGATGCGGGACCCCAGCTACCATCCTGTGTCGTCCCGACGACCTTCTGCGCGTACTGAACACCATAGGGATATCTCCTTCCGCCGTAGGGAGAGGCCGCTTCAAGCGCCTCGCCGCACTTGTCGGTCTCGGGTCCCCACTGGTTGTCGGCCGTGGTGTGAACGGCCCGCTGGAACGCCGTGCAGTTCGGCTTCGGCTTTCCGCCGCCGCCGGAAGGAGGCGGCGTGGAACCGAGGTACTTGCCGACCATTTTGAGGAAGTCGGTCCACGGGAAGGCAGGGCCGGGGTCGTAGTGATCGCTCGACCGGAAGACCCGGTTCACGTCGACGTGGCCGACGAACCCCTTGGTGTAAGCCCTGATCTGGGCGTCCGTGTTGCGCCGGAGCGGGATCGAGTACTTGCGGCACCACTCCGCGGCGCACACAGCGGCGTTGTCGAGCATGGACCGCGAGTACGCGTCGTTCCAGCCGGAACTGCCCTGACTGGCGTAGCCGGCCAGTTCGATGTTGAGCGAGTTCGGGTTCACCGGCGGCATCGTCCAGGCCTCGTCACCGTCGTTGACGCAGCGAACTCGCGAGTTGTTGTCGACACACCAGTGCGACGACGCCTGAGTAGCCGGCTTCGCGAAGTAGGCCGCGACGTTCTCGGCGGTCGAGGAACCTTCCGGTGCCTCCATGGTGTGGATGCCGATGAAGACGATGGATCCGCGCCGGCCGGAACGCCTGTTCGGCGAGATCATTGTGCTTGTTGCTACCATGCTGGCTCCTAACCATAGCTTAGTGTCGCCGGGGCGCCTTACCACGAGAGGAGCCCTCAACAACTTTTCGTCACCGAAGTGAATAGCATTGTGAGTCCTATGGGAAACGGTTATCAGGAACTCTGGGTCGAAGATGCTCTCGTTTCCGTGGGTGATGTCGTCCACCGTCATCGGATTCAGGTGATGAATGGCTATCCTGTCATAGATCTCATAGCCCTCAACACCCAGATCGCATCCGTAATCCCTCAGGATAACCTCGCTACGGCACCGCCGCCACTCACGCGAGGTGTAGAACTGCTGATTCAGCCACCTGTCAGACCCGAAACTAGTGACCCCTATAGACGAATGCAGCTGAAGATACCGGAATCTCTCCCTGAAACCCTCGATCCGGACCAGCTCGGAATAACATCTCAGTCTCTGGGTAGTCATCGCTTTCAGCATTCCCTGAGTACACTCTCATGGCCTTGAGAGCGTTTGCGTAGAGTTCTTCGACCCTTTGAGCAGAGGCCAGAGCTTCAACCTTAGCAGTCAAGAGAGCGTTCTCTCGTGTAAGCCGCTCTTGCTCAAGCCTTTCTCGTGTTGTGCCGAGTTTCAGGTAGTGAGTGATAACCTGAGCGGAGGCAGTTCCCTTGAGCAGCTGCTCTTCGGCGACATCCACGGCCAGAGCGATAAGCTGATCTTCCCTGCCTTTGAGCGTCGTAGCAGGCCGTCCTCTGGTCCTACGCTCATTTTGAGAAGTCTTGCGAGAGGCCGTAATGTTCACCTCCACTTCTGGCATAGTTATCACTCAGCCGAGATCACTCCTGCCGGGGGCACCGGGAGTTCCCGTCTCTTCGGCGCGGGCTGAAGAGACTTTTCACCTACTTGCAACGCGGGGGGGCTACGCCACTCATAAGCGATTAAGGAACGCACCGGCGCCCCCTGCAGGAGTGATCTCAGTCGTTTCGTCCTTGTTCCAGCTCTATGATCCTGCGGTTGGCTTGTTCTAGCTGCTGAGTCTGGGTCGCGATAGCTTTCTGGTAAATCTCCTGAGCACGGACCCAGGCTTCTGCTTCCTGCTTCTCCCGAGCCAGCAGAGACTCTTGCCGTTTGGCCCGTTTCGCGTTGATCCATGCGCCGATCGCGAACAAACCGGAAACGATCGTCACGATGACAACGTCTATTGCGAACGATTCCGCGGTCATGGCGGCTTCTCCTCTGGCGGAGGAGGAAGATTGAGCGGCTCTGGAGGATCGCTCCTTCCGGCCAGCAGAACGCACAGCACAGCAAGACACCACCACGCCAGGCTTCCATCCCAGCCGTTAGGTCCTAGTGCCAAGATGGTAAGAATCGTCGCCCAGGCAGATGAGATCAGTGCTGCCATGGCATAAAGCGCTTGATCGAAGTCACTGACCAGGCTTACGAACATGACCGAGCCGACCAAAAGAAACGTCCATCCGACCTCCGCTGGAGTTACGTAAAGAATTCTGGAGATCGAAGGGATGTATCCGAAGATCAGGCCCAGTCCGTAGGCCATGAAAGTGATTCCTAGGATGAGAAGCCCATGCAAACGGAACCCGTTCTTCATCCAGACCTACTTCCGGCGGACTTTTTCCGGCGACTTCCCCCGGATTCTTCCCCCGGGGCATTTTTTAGG